TCACAGGAGCAGCATCGGATGAGATTATCCCATTTGAAATCTATTTATGTGTAGAATGTGGAGAACCATTAGAAGAGTTGTTACAACCTGAATTAAGAAAACCAAAAGAAAATGGCGAAGGAAAAAACCCGCTTGGGCTTATTTGACCACATATCAGCAATAACCGAACATCAAAAACCTGATTACTTTGATAAACTAACAGATGATGACAAAAAGACATGGAGTAATTTTCTCATCTTACGTTATTTATCAATGCAACCTACTTGGGTTGATGTTGTTTCGGAAGTTCAACCATATGTGCAAAGTTTATCGCCAGAGTTATTCTATAAAGTGTTTATAGATATTTTACCAAAAGGTAAACAATATTTAAAATACATTAGTGGAAGAAAGAAAGCAGATGGGCAGCCTGAATGGTTAATAGAATTAGCAGTAAAATATTACGAAGTTTCGGAAAAGCAAGCAGTTGAGTATTTAGATATTCTTTATTCTACCAGACAAGGACAAGAAGAAATAAATGAATTGTGTGAAATGTATGCAATTCCAAAAAAACAAATCACTTCGTTAAAGCTTAAAATTTAATATCGTTTTATGATTTCTCCTATATTTATTTATGGGAGAAATTATGAGACTAATTACATCAATATTGTTGGTGCTATTACCTATTATGGGTATGGCGCAAAATACAGAGCCAGTTTTTGTTGAAAAAGTTGTTAATAGTGTTCAGATAGGACCTTTAACCGGCAACAAAAACCTGGCTTTTGGTGTAAAAAATATCTTACAGGAATTAGTACAAGAGAACCATCCTTTGATGGAAACCATAGATGAGAACACAATCGTTCTTAAAACAGAAATCGTTTTCTTCGATATTCTAACAACCAAAAAAAATATATCAGTTTTTCATTCAGACGAAACTGAAGTAGTTATACGAATCAAGGGTACGCTTTACAAAAACGGCAAGAAATTAAAACAATTTTTAGCAGAAGAAAGTTCATCCGAAGTATCTACTAGTACATTATTAGTTAATGAAGGTGGACAATTCAACCAACAATCTGCACGAAATGCGATTAAAAAGAATTGTGAAACCTTAATCAAAAAACTATTATAATGAAAAACTTATTATTCGGATTGGTGTTTATATTAGCATCATTTACATCTTTTGGGCAATTGATAATAAACCAAGAAATCGTAAACTCAAAACCTTATAGAGTTGGGGATACTCTAACTATGAGATACAATGTTGTTAAAGGAACTACAAATCCAAGATACCTATGGATGCGTTATCAGTATTCAAACAAGCACCTACAAAAATTAGGTCCTACTGTATTCTCACAAGGACAAACTGCTCAAAACTTTGAAGCAACTTGGCCAAACTATATGTTTACACAAAATCCTATAATTGGAGTTGGTGAATTGGATAAGCAATACGCTTCAACACCTTGGAACTATTCACAGAATGGTGATTGGATAGCAAAGCAATTTACAACACAAAGAGCAGATGCAGTAATTGATGGTTTATGGGCAACTGAAAAGTTTATCTTATTAGAAAACTCAACGTATCAAGCCATACACAAATTGGATTTGGCAACTGCTAATGGAACAAATGATGCAGCAATCACACCAATTGGTTCTCAAGTTCTTCAATTATCTTTTGCAGATGCAGATGTAAAGCACGTTTCCGCATTTAGAGTAAGAGTTGCATATCCAGGTAATTTTGATGTTACATCATTATCAGTTCTAATCCAACCATTAAACGCAGATGGAACTACTAATTTTTCTGCTCCACAAATAGCAAAGACACCATTAAACTCTGCGGGAATGGTAGATTTCGCACAATTTAATATTGGTGATAAATTTGGAGTATATATTGTTCCAACTACTGGAGCAGGTTATTTAAACAATGTAGTAACTGTTACCGATGCTTATAGAGCATTTTTAGCAGTAACCGATGTTGGATTAAATGGTACATCATCTATATTTCAATACCCTGCAATCGAAAAGGCAATTGGTAATGTAACAATTGGTGATGGTGATTTTAACAACAATGATGCTTATTATTTATTTGCACACATTTTAGGACAAGATGTTGCTTCGAAGGCAAACATAACTAGACAAGGTGCAAATCCATTACAATTTATATCGGTAAAGCAATCGGCATTTCCAAACTTTGCAGCGGCACCAACTAACAATTCAGTAACCATAACATCGGCAAATCAAACGGAGATTTTCTCTTACGCGTTTAGTGGTGATTTGGATTTCTCACACTCTTCTAATCCTGGTAATCCAATAACTGCAAATAGTGTTGGTGGACAAGGTACAATGAATAGAACAATAGCTAACAAAGGTATCTACGCAAATCAAGTTACTAAAACTGCAACATTAAGTTTATCATCTAAAATTGAAAACAACAAAGTTATATTAAGTGGTAACTTAACGCAAGCAGGATTAGCAGGATTAGAAGTTATTTTGAAATATGATAATTCTAAATTAACTTTGGATGGTATTGTATTTGATGCAGGTTCATCTATAACTAACTTTTCAACAGATAAAGATGGTAGATTAACATTTGGTTCAATGGACCAAATTAAAACTGCTAGAATTAAAACTGGTACACCATACAAATTAACTTTCACATCTAATGTTCCTTTAACAAATACTTCTGGTTTATTCTATACTGAATTAGCAGATGCAGTTGATGGAAACGGAAATAAGATTGGTTTAAATGTAGAGTAATGAGAAAACTACTTGTTGTAATATTAATATTATTATCCAGTAGTATATCCATAGCACAATCCATTACACAACCTGCCTCCAAAAAGTTTGAATTAAACGTAAGTGGGCAGGCGTGTAGTGGATTTGTTTTGAATGGGTTTACTTCTACTGATATATTATTGGCATCAATAGGGTTTATCAATCCACCAGCAGGTACAACATTCAATTTAACCACAACAACAGGTTTAACACCCGCATCTGGTTTTACTTTAACCGGTAATAAAGCTCGTTTAGTATTTACGGGAACTCAAACAAACATAAATAACGCATTAGCATCTCTAAAAATAAATACAGGTGCAACTGCCGGTAATGTTCAAATATCCGTATCAGCAACTTTAAATCCAACCGGATTTTATTACAATCCAATAAACGGACACTTTTACAAACCAGTAACTCCTGGAGATACATATACGGGAGCAAGAGCAGCATCGTTACTAACAACATTCAAAGGACAGACAGGATATTTGGTAACGATTACTTCTGCCGATGAAAATGCATTTATATTTGCCAATGTACCACAAGCTAATATATGGTTTGCAGCAACGGATGAGGTAATTGATGGTAGATGGGTGATTGATGCGGGACCTGAAAAAGGAACGGTAATGAAAACATCAAATGGACAAACTGCCGGAAATATACCGGGTGTGTATAATAACTGGGCACAGGGTGAACCAAATGGTAGTAATGGTAGTGAGAATTATGCAGTAACCAATTGGAATGGACAATCAACTTGGAATGATTTATCAAACAATTGGACTAATCCATACATAATTGAATATGGAACTTGGACTAATCCCGATTCACAAACATTTACAAATTTCTATTCGGCAAACGTAATAAACCCAATAGATGTTCCATCATCAAAAGTTAATTTTTACTTTGGTGGAGGTATAAACCCATCTCAATGGTCAGTAAAATCTTATACCGCAAATGGTGCAACTCAAGTTAGTACAACAACCGGTTTAACTTTGGGAACAAATGGTAGTGTAGTTAATACTAGTGATTTTGTTAAAAGTAAAACGGATATGGTTATGTATTTATCCAAACTACCATCAACTACTTTGTTCAATTTATATGGGAGTGTATTAACTGTGGGAGATGCTTATATGGCATTTCAAGAGTTAGCAAATAGAGGATTGAGTGGAACTGAAAGTAATTCATTTTCAAATGGGGTACAATTTTTAAATGCAGATGTAGATGGTAATAATGTATTTAACGAAGTAGATTCATATAAAATACTACAACACGTAATAGGTGGTACTCAAATAGTTTCTACTTGGAGTGAAGATAATTTATTCAGATTGGTAAGAAAAAGTACATTTGATGCCATAACTAAAGCAAATTGGGCAACAACAAATACACCATATAAAGCAAACTATCCATTAGCAGTTGATGCTTCTATAAATGATTATGTGTACCATATAGTAGTAGCATTAAAAGGTGATGTAAACTTATCACATACACCCGCACAAAACACACAAACTACCGCAAGTACAAATCGTACTATGAGTTTAACTACACCAATGGAAATTTCTACTTATGTATCAAGTGAAAATATTGGTGGTAAGGTTGTAGTAAGTGTAAAAGTAAATACATTAGGACAATCATTAAAAGGTATTCAGTTAAAGTTAAATTATGATAAAGATATATTAAAATATCAAAGTACGGAATATACTACCGATGGAAATCCTACAAACTTTTCAAATGATACTGGTAATTACATAAACTTTGGTTCTTTGATTTATAGTGGAAACGGATTACTAACTGATAATACTGAATACAAAATAACATTTTTACCAAAAATTGGTATTGAAGGTGTATTGGGATTAACATCAATTTCAGCAACAGATGCGGTAAATAAAGATGGTAAGCAACTAAAAATAAATCTAAATTAATGAAAAAATTTACACTAATAATGTTATTACTTTGCGTAGGATTTATTTCAAACGCACAAATACCCGCACCTGATACATTGCAACTATCACCAAAAGAATTATTTGGGGAAAGTAATGATTGGAACAATGTGGGTATATTACAATCCTATGTTAATTTTTCAAAAGATGTTCTTTCATCATCAAACCTTTCGGTAGGTATTATCGGAAGACAGGTATCCACCACACTTAATTTGGGGTATAATAAATCATCTTCAAATGGACAATGGGGAAATACATTTGCAGTATCAATAAATCCTATATGGAAGTATTATGGTGCAGGTTATGGTTTAAGTAAAAACACAGAAAAAAGAACAACCACATTACAGACATTTTATTCAACTGATTTTGATTTTCAAAAAGATATTACTCTATCATTTATTGATGTACACAGAACTGAAAAATGGGGGACATTTGGATATAGTTTAATTGCATCGAAATCATTTTGGGATAGTTACCAGGGTGAGTGGGAAGGAAAATATACAGTAGATGCAAATGGTGATTTTAAAGATTTAATATATCCACAAATACCTGCATCAAGTGAATTGAGTTATAGGGGTATGGTGATGTACACATATACATTGAAAACAAAGAGAGTAAACATATCACCACAAATATTTACAATGAGTGATGTATATAAAGTATATAAAGATAGTGAATTGGATATATCATATTTTAATGATTTCAATTTGGACTTATATTATGGTACATCTATTGATTGGAAAATAACTAAAAGATTTGTGTTAAATACAAATATTAGGTACAACACAACTTTTGATAAAGAAAGTGAATCGGTTGGATATAAAAAAAGTAACCCAATCTTATTTATGATAGGAACAAACTTTCAATTTTAATGAAAAAATTATTATACATATCGTTTTTATTTTTAGTTGGATGTAGTGGTCCTGAATTGGAAATGCCAGAAGGATTATCAATTGATGATATATTTAGTGTAAGTGAGAGTAATGTTACAAATGGTGAATCTATACACTTTGATTTGCCAGAAAAAGGAACTTATACATTAACTTTAATAGATAAAGAAAGTGGACAAGTAATCGGTAGAGAAAAGTTTATTGGACAAGGTGGAGAAAATGTAAAAAAGATTTATACGAAATCGTTACAAAGTAGATATTTATATCTGTTATTAGAAGATGTTACTAAAAAAGAATTAGGAAAAACAACAATAATAATAAAATGAAAAAAATAGTAGCATCAATATTGGCAATTGGATTATTAGTATCTTGTCAAAACGAAGAATTATTATTACCACCACCAACAATGGAAGTAACTGAAAAATTACAAATAGTTGGTAATATGGGTATTAAAGTAGAAACTCCATTTGTAAAAAATGAAGTTGCTATGAATGTAAAAGCTGAAACTGCTGGAACATATGTAGTAAAAATATTAAACATATCAAACAAATCAGTATCAAAAGAAGAAGTAACTATAAAAGCAGGAAACAATCTATTAAAGATTTACGCAAACGCTTTACCATCTTCAGCATACAGAATTGGTTTGTTCGATTTAGAAGGAAACCTATTAGGAATAGCAGATTTTAATAAATTATAATAACAAATTACAAAAAAAAAGATTATGTCAGAAGAAAAAGAAAACGGCGGTGGTTCATTAAAGAGCATCCTTATTGGTTTAGCAAGTACAGTTGCATTGGGCGTTGGTGGATATGTAACCAAACAATTAACTGGTGAAAAGGATGAGCCGGCAGCAGCAGTATCAGCACCTGCACCTGTAATCAATATCACTAATTCACAAACTCAACAACAATCTGCTGGTGGTAAAACTATCATCATTAACAAAGGTGGAAACGGTGGAACAGCTAAACCAGCTCAACCAGCACCTGCTCCTAAACCTAAAAAAGAAGCAGACGAGTTTAAGGAAAAGCCAGCAGCTTGGTAATATAGTATGGAACATCAGCAACCAGACGGATTTAAGCAACTCTTAAATCAGATGATGAAAAGAAGGTGGTTAATTACATTAATTGTATTAATTACTTTTATGTTTACTACATTTGGGATTCTTATTTCTATACACGTAGATACGATTGTAGGACAAGAGTGGAAAGAATTGTTGTTATTGCTTTTAGGAGCATTCATTGGTTCTTATGGTAAGATTATTGATTATTGGTTCTCTGATACAGACAAAGATAAAATGTTAGTTCAAAAAATGGACGAGGAAGACGGTGTATCCTTATCAAACACAGGCGGAGCATCTGCACCAAATGAAAGTGATGAAGCACACCATAATATAGATTAATTAAAAATAAGGGGAGTAACTATGGGTTTTTTTAAAGATTTGTTTGATGATGATAATAACATCAACGAAAAATCAGTTGTAGGATTTGCATCATTTGGAATAATGGTTGTTGCAATAGCAGTTGATTTAGTAACAGGATATATGGGTAAGGAATTACTTATCAATGAGTATATCTTTAATGGTTTCTTAACCATAACATTGGGTTCATTTGGTATAGCATCGGTTGACAAGTTTGTTAATAAAAAAGCCGAAAATGATAAGCTAAATCATTTGGATAGTATTAAGCCAGAACCAATGAAGGAAGAAGAGGAATTAGGATAATGTATTGAAAAGGGAAGAACGAAAGTTTTTCCCTTTTTTTATATACTTATAGGAAAGAAAAAACTATAAGATATGAAGAATATATTTCTAATTTTAGCAATGGGATTATTGACCTTTATTGCAAAGGGACA